ATAATACAATAAATGTGACAATTTACTAACACAGATGTTTGAACTGCCTGAGTAAATGTAAAGATATTTTGATTACGAATATTTATTCTGTCGCCTTTTTGGTGGCGGTAGTCTTCTTGGTAGTCGTCTTTTTGGCGACGGTCTTCTTGGGCGCCGCGGCGGCGGGTGTCGCCGACTCGGACTTGCATTTACAGGCAGGTCCGACAGGTCCGGCTGGTCCGGCTGGTCCGGCTGGTCCCGCTGGGCCCTGAGAACCTCCACCACCCGCACCAGAATCAACAATTTTCAGAATAAGCTCATAAAGACGAGTCTTATCAAGACGCGTTCGCTGCATTTCATCTTCAATCTCTTTGCGTAGAAGCGTTGGATTCATATTAATATATATAAAAGCAACATTATTCTTTATACCAGATGATCGTCATTGGAGGACCGCTCAATAGTGGGATAGGTCAACATGCATACAAATATACGAAGATATTTGACAAATCCACATACCAACAGATAGGTACTAAGATCCCGGAAAGTGAACATGGACTTCTTTTCCTGTTACCAATCAAACCCCACATAGATTATATGAAATATGTGAGGTCTAGAATTAAGAATCTGGCAATAATGACTGTGTGTGAAACAGAGACTGTACACGAAGACTACGGCCTCATCATGAAAGAAACAAAGAGGGTCGCGGTTCCAAGTGAGTTTTGTAAAAGAGTTCTCTCCAGACAATTCCCAGAAAACGAGTTTTACATTATTCATGCACATATTCCACCACCGTCAACACCATATACATTTTACCATATTGGAAATATAATGGACGATAGAAAAAATTTCCGTGGAATATTGGAGGCGTTTGTGCGTCTAAATAAGCCAGATACACGGTTAGTTGTGAAAGCGACCTGTAACTCAAATGTTGAAATCAATCTTCCAAATGTTGAAATTATTAATGGACTCATATCAGATGAAGAAATGGATAAACTCCACAACCGCTGTGACTGTTATGTGAGTTTTTCAAAATCTGAAGGTGTTGGTATGGGTCCAGTAGAGGCAGCACTACGAGACAAACCTGTAATCATCACAAATTACGGTGGATCTCCCGAATATGTGAAGACGCCATACACAATTGATTGTGAACTTGAAGAGTTGGAAAGGGATGATTTCCTATTCAAACGGGGAATGACCTGGGGTAGACCAGATCCCACCCAACTCTCGGAATTCATGAAGGATGCGTATACTAAGAAGCTTCGGTATATGGATCACGAATACACAAAAAAATTAGTTGGTAAGGAGAACATCTTACAAGAATTCATCCTGAATGTAATTGGTACCGAGAACAACGATGCCAATAATAATAGTTCCACTCATTAATGAACCTCTTTGTGTGATAAAGGACATGATAATTTCATCGAGAACTTTCACACCGGTTGGTTTCTTAAAAATGCGAGGAGTAAGAATTGCGAGGGCGAGGTAGAGAGCCATCGCTATTACCACGGGTCTAAGAGTATCCTGATCTAACATACTGTTTACAATACTATCGGATTTTAATTCCATCTAATTTGCTGAGAAGGTCACTCACATCCACTTTATCTCCGATCTTTGACGAGGTGACTTGGTGCTTGCGGCAGTAGTCACCACATACAGCCTTGAAGCGACAAGGCTTACCGGTCATTGTCGTTGCACAACAAATTTTATGTGATGTGCGCTGTTCGGGTGCATTTTCCTTTGGTAGTGTGTCAAGGACAATAACCGAAGAATTCTTTCTTGTGTTTTCATGTTTCACATATGCCATCTTACATCTCCAAGTTGCATCCGCCAACCTATAACACTTTTCATTTGGTTCGCCAAGACGGTACATTTTTATCGCATTGGCGAGGCAGGTAGACCACATAGTATCGCGAATGACTTCCATTTTTAATTTGATTATTTGGTGTTTTGGAGACGACTTAGGTTAGTAATAATATATACATGATTCCGATTACCATAAACATTACTGTACCAATAATGACCCCAATAATGCTTCTCAAGGCATAGTCATTATCCCTGTGGGTTTCCGTAATTTGTATTATAGTTTCAGTTTCGGGTTTCGGGCGGTTATCATTTACACCCAAAACAATGTGTTTGTTTGGTTGTGTAACAACCACATAATCATACATGGAATGTTATATTACCTCTATTTTAAGCCTCTCCGCCAATTTCAGCCAGGTAGACGTCAACTTCACCGACAAATTCTGGACACTTTGCAGAAGTCTTCTTGGTCACCATATCTTGAACATTTGTTATATGCTCCTTGAACTTTCTGACATCTATACCAGTCGCGTTATGAATTTGTGAATCGGTAGCAAACTCTTTGAGGGCATAGAAATAGGCCGACGCATAGTTGGCGTGGAGTATAGCTATAACCGGCGACTCGTCCTGTTGAGCAGCTACAGCATAACGGGCTGACTGTCTCACGAGCTTTTCGATAGCCTTATTAATACCCCTAGTCTTATTTTTCATCATAAGATAAAGTACAAAAATTATAGCTATCAGATAAAAATAAGCCATCTTCTATTTATAAGCATGAAAATAAAATGGAAGTATTTATGTCACTTCTGTCTGGCGCCTCTCAATCCGTACTACAAATCTGTGAGAGCTTGGGAACTTCGTCTATTTGATATGTACCTTCGTCAGACAGTTCCACCATTTGAACTTAATAATAAACATAACCTGAGGGGTTTACGCGTGTGTAAATGTTGTTACATGAATCCACCCATAAAATACAACCCAAGGATAGATTCTCTCCGACAAATTGGGGCAGTTAAGTTTGTTAGGCCTAAAACATTCGCCATTACAAGAGATGAATTGAAAGCCTGGGTCGAAAACTTTTATTTGATTTTGAAGGAGAATAAACCTAACTAAAGAATTGAGACGTTCAAAATTAAAGAGGGATGGGTGAGAGTATTCAAAAACTTACTCACATTGAACACGTCCTTAAGAGGCCCGACTCATATGTCGGACCGGTAGACTTGGGTTCCGAGTTATACTGGATTCACCATAAAACTGATAATAAATTCAAGAAGAAAAATGTCAACTATTCCCCAGCTTTACTCAAAATATTTGACGAAATTCTTGTCAATGCAATTGATCGAAATTCTGTACACTCAAAGAGTGTTACGAACATTTCGGTGAATATAGACAAGGAGGCTGGTACCATCACCATTGAAAATAATGGACCTCTCGGAGGCATAGGTGTGCGTATGCATGAAAAGGAGGGTATTTGGAATCCCGAACTTACATTTGGTCATCTTCTTACGAGTACAAATTATGATGATACGAAGAAGCGAATCGTGGGTGGCCGAAATGGATATGGTGCAAAATTGACCAATATCTACTCATCGGAATTTTCGATTGTGATTAAGGATGGTGAGACAAAGCAGCACTATACACAAAAATGGAACAACAATATGACGGTATGTCACCCACCAAAAATTAAGAAGCATTCTGCTTCAACTTCTTCGGTCTCAGTCACTTTTATTCCCGATTGGAGAAGGTTTGGTATGAAGAATATGGATGCCGCAATCTATAAAATATTTGAGAAACGGGTATGGGATGCGAACATTTGTACAACATCCAATTGTAAAGTTAAGTTTCAAGGGGAAGTCCTCCCCAAGACTTCTTTTGAGGCGTATGCCAAGATGCATGAAGGTGTGACAAATGTATGTTCCGTAACAACTGATCGTTGGTCGGCGTGTATTGGCCCGTCGGAGAATGGCCTTGAACAAGTGTCTTTTGTGAATGGTATATCTACAACGAAGGGTGGAACACATGTGGATCATGTAGCATCTTACATTGCGTCAGGTATCATCGATGAGATGGCAAAGAAAATCAAGTTGAAACCTCAACAGGTGAAGAACACTTTCAACATCTTTGTGAGGGCAACCCTTGAGAATCCAACCTTCTCAAGCCAGGTCAAATCGGAATGTACCTCAAAAGTACAAGACTTTGGGAGTAGGTTTGAACCACCCAAAAACTTTGTGAAGAATGCCCTAAAGACTGGTATTCAAGACGAACTCACAGCACTCTCAAAGTTTAAGGAGATGAGGGAACTAAAGAAGACCGACGGCACCCGCAAGTCCAAAATTACAGGTATTCCCAAGTTGGATGATGCGAATAAGGCGGGTACGGCGCAATCTGGAAAGTGTACTCTCATTGTTACAGAGGGTGATTCGGCAAAGACCCTCGCGGTCGCTGGTCTTTCGGTCGTTGGGAGGGATCATTATGGGGTGTTCCCTCTCCGCGGAAAATGTAAGAATGTTCGCGACGCTTCTGTAGCACAGCTCACATCAAACCAAGAGTTCAATGATCTCAAAAAGATTTTGGGTCTTCAACAAGGCAGGGATTATCAAGATGTTTCCGAACTTCGTTATGGCCGTCTTATGATCATGACAGATGCTGATAATGACGGGTCGCATATCAAGGGTCTGATTCTCAATATGATTCATTACTTTTGGCCATCGCTTCTCAAACTGGGATTTGTTGTGTCTATGGTGACACCAATCATCAAAGCATCTAAGGGTGGTCAGTCAAAGTCATTCTATACAGACTCCTCTTTCAGGGAATGGTACGGTAACGGACAACCCGGTTGGAAAATCAAATACTACAAGGGTCTTGGTACATCAACCTCCGCCGAGGCTCGGGAGTATTTCAAGAAGATTCGGGATTTGACGGTAAAGTTTGACATGGATATTATGACGGATAAGTCTGTAATTCTCGCCTTTGACAAGAAGAAGGCTGATGATAGAAAGTCCTGGCTTTTGGAGAGTACAGCAAAGCACCCCAAAGAGTTGGAAGTTCCCTACGGGTCTATCAAAAACCTGAGTATTACCCACTTTGTCCGGAAAGACCTGGTCAATTTCAGTCTGGCCGACCTGAAGCGATCCATTGCTCATATGGCAGATGGTCTCAAACCCTCACAAAGGAAAGTAATGTACGCCTGCTTTCATAAGAATCTCAGAGATGAAATGAAAGTGGCGCAATTGGCTGCGTATGTTGCGGAAAAGTCTGCGTATCACCATGGCGAGGTATCCCTCGCGGATACGATTGTCAAATTGGCAAATGATTATACCGGTTCAAATAATATCAATCTTCTTGAACCTTGTGGTCAGTTTGGTACTCGTCTTATGGGTGGCAAAGATGCGTCACAAACGAGGTATATTTTCACAAGATTGACCAAAGAGGCTCGTAAAATCTTTGATCCACGGGATGATCCCATACTTAATTACCTCGATGACGATGGGAGATCTATTGAACCAGACTTCTATATGCCAACTCTCCCAATGGTGCTTATAAACGGCACAGAGGGTATCGGTACGGGTTTTAGTTGCTATGTCCCACCATTTAACCCCAGTGATATCAAGAAGAATATCCAAAGGGCATTGGATGGACATGCATTCAAGGATATGAGTCCGTGGTTCAGAGGTTTTAAGGGTAAAATTTTCAGGGAAGATGGTACCTGGATCACCGAAGGTGTGTGGAGAGATACTGGGTCGCGTCTCAAAATTACAGAACTTCCACCGGGGCGCTGGACTCAAGATTACAAGGAATACCTAGAAACCCTTGTAGATAAGAAGGTCATTTCGGGTTTCACAAATAATTCAACAACGGAAGATGTTGACTTTGAAATTATGGGATACAGAGGTAAAGATGTTTTAAAAGATCTCAAGTTGCGAAAGAGTTTTCATACCTCAAATATGCATCTTTTTCATCCAATCAAGGGTATATACAAGTACTCAAGTCCCGAAGAAATCCTAAAAGACTTTGTGGATCTCCGCATTGAACACTACAAGAAGAGAAGAGAACATCTTATCAAGGTACTTGAAGTTAGGTCAAAGATGTGTGGGTACAAATCAAGATTCGTGACAATGGTTATCGAGGGACAAATCATTGTATTCAAGAGAAAAAAGGATGACCTTGAGAGACAATTGGGTGGTATCTTTCCTAAAATCAATGGCACGCACGACTATCTCCTCAATATCAAGACTGTCCAATATACGGAAGAATGTGTGCGAGAACTTCTCAGAGAATCGAAACAAGCGAGGGAAGAACTTGAAATCATGAAAAATACCTCACACATTGATATGTGGAAAATGGATATTAAAAATATGTAGGCAATAGATAGATATGGGTGAAGCTGCGAAAATTTCGCTTAAGGCTATTGGGAAGCAAGACACCTACTTGCTTTCCAAAGATCCAGACGAGTCATTCTTTAATTATACAGAAAATAAAAGGCACACAGATTTCAGAAAATATCATCGAAGTAAGCGCGTGTTAAATCCTGGTCAGGTACAAAATTGGCCATTTGCCCAGACAGTAAAAGTTCAGTTTGAGCCCAAAAATATGGGGGATCTCTTGAGTAATATGTACTTGAGTATAACAATGCCTGCATTAAATACAAATACAAGTGAAAATTACGCGGATCAATTGGGGAGGCATATTCTTAAAAGCGTGACAATGTTTGTTGACGACATTGAGGTTGAGAAAATTCATGATGATTGGGGGATTATCTACGACGAGCTTTATCTGGAAATGTCGGAAAAGGTAGCAAATAGATTTCTTGTAAATAGAAACCTTGGTTTTGATGCTTCAGAATCTTTACCTAACTATGCAAAGTTTGAATCGGATCTTGTGATACCATTACAATTCTTCTTTACGAGAAAATATTCGTCTGATGAATATAGTTCAAACAGCCCAAACAGACCATATTTTCCTTTATGTGCCATATACAAACAAAAGATCGAGTTTGCGTTTGAATTTCACAAGCAAACGTTTTTTACGGACACGTCAAAAACACTTGAACTACCATTTTTAGATATCATCACAGAAGAAATCACTGTTACCGGTGACGAGCGAATTTATATGATGAAGGAAAGGCAGACAATTATTACAGACTTTGTTCGTAAACATCCAACTACTGAAAGTGATGAAGGTAAAAGTACAATACGAAATAATCTCGTACCAAATATTCCAGTTAAATGCATCCACTGGTTTTTAAGAAATACAAAGTTTGAGGACGAGGACGTTTCAACGGGTAATCCGATTCCATCTGAAGATGGTGAATATTTGATACACAATCGGTTCAACTTTTCTTCGAATGTAAACTTTGACCAAACGTATACGTTTTTCTCACCGGTAATGAAGTCTGGGAGCTTCTACATCAATGGTAATAAAATGCCAAATGTTTCAAGCACGGGTCACAACTATTACAAATATCTCATTCCATCTCAAAAAAGATTATCGAGGCCCATTAGGAATATATACACTTATAGTTTCTCGATGAATCCGGTGAATGTGGAGCCATCGGGGAATTTGGATTTCAGTGGTATACAATCTGATAAAACGGCGATAGAAGTTGAGTTGGATACATCTCTTGTAAATATAAACCAAGATAAATATACATTACATATGTACTACACCGGATATCAAACAATGGTATTTGACAAAGGGTTTATGTCGTTTGCTTACTAAATAAGTCAACTTTATTCTCTTTGATATAATCGATAATGTTGTTTTTGATACACCATTTGATGAAATTTAATTGCGCCAAAGTCGTTTGAATTTCATGAGATGACCCGGGTATGGCATAAGAAAACTTCTCGGATCGGCAAAAGGGGTCAAATAGTTTTTTACTATACCCGTCAAGACTTGATTTATATGCACAATGTACAGTGAAAAGTTTGCCGTCACTTGTCGTGTAAGATGTATGATTCTTTTTGGAATAATTTGTAATAAACCACTCCAAATTCCGCAAGGAAATGCCACTCGTTTTATCTAAAATTGTCAGTAGTTTGGTTCTATTCTTTTCATTGGTATAAAAATTGTTTATGGAAGTTAGTAGAATATCACTCTTGTTCATTAATAAATGATGGGATTCAAATCTATAAGCTCCTTCGAAGATTCACACCCTGGACATCCCTTTACAAACATCTGTTCCGGGCCATGGTTATGTAGGTTAGAACTTGACATTACACGTGGACATATCCGTTCACCCTGAGTTTTGTGATGACGACAATAGCCATTGAAAAGAGCCCTAAAAGTACAACGTTGACCGTTCGACTTTGTCCCTTTACATATCGTACTCACAAATGAACTGGGTATATCTTTCAGCAGATGTTCCAATGGTATCGCATGCTTTTTTGAAATTTTTACGGCATATTCATTGAGAATTGCATTGACTCTATCCTCCAGTTCCTCCTCGACAATCTTTGTAATTTTTTCATGTAGACTCATCCTTACCTTGTGATAGCTCATAGTTTTTAAATAGGTCTTCAACGGATCCTTGTTTTGCCAACCTCTCATCCTTAAGGCGTCCTCGCAATATCACCAGGGTTCCTGTGTCCTCGAGACCGAGACGCTGACATTCCGCAACGAGATCAGCCTTCTTCATAGTACTGAGGGCAGGCTCACGCTTTGGTTTTGGTGGTTTGTGTTTGTTAATAATCTCCCCAAATATTTCTTCCTTAACATTCTCATATAACGGATCGAGAAGATCACAGATTGGTTTCAAGAATTTGTTAAGAAAATAGTAATGATAGTCAATTGCTATGTTATTCTCCTCAACGTATTTTGGGTCTTCAGATTTTTCAAACGCCTTGGCTTTGGGGTTCTGGGTCTTCGTAATCAGGTATGGTACACGATCCCCCGACTGTGGTTCCGATCCAGGCTTTCTGTGGCGCATTTTATTAAAAACCTGAACATGAGATTGATTGATATCCTCACTCAAAAATCTTCCAGCTTTGTCGTCATATGCAGTTATAGATACACTCACACCGTTAACCTTGTAACTATCTGAAAGACCCTGACTCAACACAAGCTTATGATCGGGGACATCACCCGAAAGGAGTTCAATTGCCCTCTCTTTGGCCAATTCCATTGGTGGACCAGGGTTACTTGACGTGAGAACTACATCTAAGAGTTCCTTACAACACTCCCGCAAATGAGGTGTATTATCACGCCGAACAACCTGGAGACCCTTCACATCGATATAATCCATATGCATTTTATCATCCTTGCCCTTTGTCCATAATTTAGCGGCATATCGCTTTTTACTATAGAGGAAATAAGGCCAATACACCTTCTCTAGCTCAAGATTATTCGGTTTTTTAAAAAGAGCGCTACATTCTTCTGCAGCTCTCTCACCAACTTCCCAACTATAGGCAACAGCTTCTTCATCTTTACGATTCCCGACATCAAATTCAACCATTACACTATCAGTATCTCCATACCGTACTTTTGACCCCGGGAAGTTCTTTTCAACATAAGCCTTCGTTTGTTCAATCATCTCGCGCCCCCTGCATGTCGTTGTAGATGCAATGGGGACACAGGGAAGGATACCCTTCCCGGCGCCCGTAAATCCATACACAGAATTCATAGAAATTTTGTAGGCAAGCTGTTTACCATTATACACCTCCTTCGCAAAACCAGTAGCCGCAGCCATATCCTTTTTGGCTTGTTTACGGAACGTCTTCAATTCTCGGAGAATTTCCGGTAATAGACTCGGAACACCCTGTGCAAACTTATAAATTCGGTCACCAACATTGAAAGTTTCATATGTGATTCCAGGAATTGCACCATACTTCTTATCATCCCTGACATAGGATGAATAGCATAAGTTATCAGCCATCATGATTGACGGATACAGCGCCTCGAAGTCGAGAGCAGTAATCGGTGTATAATACGCACCTTTTTGTGCTTCAAGAACTGTAGCTCCCTCATAGGGTTCTTCGGGGATAGTTCCCCAGCGAATTGTTGGAACCATGAATCCCAATTCTCTCGCCTTCTTCGTGAGTTGACTGAATACTTTAATCTGCTGCCCTCTCTCCACAAGGAAATTTGCTGGTACCCACGTTGCTTTCGCCATTTCTATCATATTCAGAAGAGTACAGAGCTTTTTCATCAGGCGATGTGGAAGAAGTGTATCCTTAATACAGTATTCCGCAACCTCGCGCAATTTTACAGGATCTTCCTCTCTGTAGCGCGCAAACATCTCCTTTGGTGCCATATCAATTTTTTGATCCCCCAAATATAACTTAGATACATTGTCCAATTTATAGCTATCCAATTTATAGCCTTTTTTTACTTCATGGAACATATCAAAAATGAAGCGCCCCGACATTGGAAGTAACTTCAGGAGATTGTCCCCCAAAGCACTTGACGAGAGTTTCTTAATGACAAGTTCCGACTCCGTGTCTTTCAATTTACCCATATTGAAGAACTCTGGGTGACACGTATTGATCTGCGCACGTCTGTATATATACTCCAAATCAAAACCAAATATATTCCAACCGGTGATGATATCAACATCCTTTTTATGGAGGTGTTTTTGGAATGCATGCAGCATTTCCCTCTCGGTTTCGTAACTCAAGATTGTAGAACCTTCCAAGTTGGGATCCGTCTTCTTATAGCAGAAACACGTCTTGTCATATGGCTCATCGGAACCAAATTTACACAGGGAAATTGCTATTTGAAAGCATGCGTCTCCAGCTCGGCACGCATCAGGGAATTTACCTGTAGAACTATTACATTCAATATCTACAGAAGCCACAACAAATGGAGCGATATCATCCCTTGCAACAGGTTTGAGTGTTGTCCAGTCGTTACAGAAGAGATCAAGATCAACTCGGGCGATGTTTGAACGAATACACTTATCCCCAGTATCCAGCCACCCAGTGGATTGGATTCCTGTTCGATGCATCAGGCGTAGTACTGGATCGAGATTCGCTTCATATACTTTTACAGTTCTCACACCAAAAATGTTGAAAAGTTCTGAAGATACATCAAGTGGCCTCCTTAAAAATGAATCCACAAGGCGCCGAGCCTGAAGATGTTTGAAATTAATTTTCATAAACGCAAACTCTTCGTTGTTTTGAAAACCCCAAACATCTTTTGATTTCATTATAGAATATGCAATCAAGGAATCTTTACACTTTTCATCGAGAATGTTATAAATTCTACGAATTTTTGCAGCGTCAATTTTATCTGGAAGTTTTACAAAAAAATAAGGTGTGAATGCAGTTGTGAGGCATACAGATTTTCCTTCACCAGTCTTACCAAATATACTGATAAGATGTTCGTCTTCGGTATCACGTGATTCCCATGTAAGTGCTTGAAATAATACCATTTTCTTGTTGTGGAAATATCGAGCCAAAATTTTAATATGCTATATTAGTAAAATGTCAGCCGCCTTGATTGACCTTGTAAGTAAAGGTGCTCAGGATGTGTACATCACTGGTCAGCCCGAGGTCAGTTTCTTTCGACAAAACTATAAACGACACACAAATTTTTCGATAAAGCCAGAGCGTATGGATTACATCGGTACGTTTGGTTCTGGCAACGAAGTTACCATTCCAATTAGATCCAAGGGTGATCTTTTGAGTTACATATGGGTTGAAAACAAAAGTATCTCCAACACCGCTACAAACACTACAGGGTTTTTCTCTGCCGGTGCCTCTAACCCAACAGTCTTCCAACTCTGGGTCGGTGGTCAGAAGGTTACCGAACTTGATTCCCTCTTCATACAGGGTGTTCACAATCCACTTTTGCGAGACAATTCCGCCAAGTCTTCTTGTGCAGTGACTACCAACGTCTTGAAGCAAAATCACTCAGGGGACTATTTTATGATTCCATTCTTCTTTGGTGAAGATTGGACTAAGGCCCTCCCACTGGTTGCCCTTCAATACCACGACGTCGAAATACGTGTCAAGTGCCGCGATGGTTTGGTACCAGTAACCCAACCAAAGGTTTACGCGAATTATATTTATCTCGACACAGACGAACGCGCATGGTTTACCGATCGCGAACACGAATTGTTGATTACCCAAACCCAATATCAACCAGCAACCTCTACGGACACGGATCTTGATTTAAGTTATTTCAACCACCCAGTGAAATCTCTTCACCTTGTGTCTGGTAAGGCTACTGGCAATAACTGGGACAGTGAATTCACTTTCGAAAAGTCTTCCCTTTACATCAATGGTGTCGCTCTTTTTGAAGAAACGTCCAACGTCTATCACCACAACGTGGTGCCAGAAATGCACTGCACAGATCTCCCAGACAACATCCTCGACGATCTTCCAACCTTCACCTGGCCGTTCTGTCTCACTATGAGCAAAACGCAACCAACGGGGTCACTAAATTTCAGTCGTATCGATAACGCAAAAATGTCTCTCACCGGCCCAGTCGGTGGAAACACTCTTCACCGAGTTTACGCAGTAAATTACAACGTTCTTCGTATTAAGGAGGGCATGGCCGGAGTTGCATTCGGAAGCTAATTTAAATTGAGAAGCGCTTTTGATCGCCACGCAATTACTGTATTCACACTCACACCCAATTCCTTAGACATATCCTTCAATGTGAGATGCTTACCATAATAGTTTTCAATAATGTATCTACTCACATCGTCAAGATCATCTAAAAGAATGCCCGGTTCTTTGTCGTAATATTCAGGAACGTCGTAATAATGAAGTTCGTCATAGACTGATGTTCGTTCCAGAGAATTGCGACAACTCCAGTAAATCCACGGATATGCATATGTGGTGAATTTTAAACCCCGCTCCGGTTCAAACTTTTGAGCTGCACGAACGATAGCGTGTAATCCTACACTATTTAAGTCTTTTCTCGAATGAATACCGCGTTTTTGTGGGTATGCTTTATAGTATACATCATTTGAAACTTTATAAGCAAGTTTTATATGATTGACTATCAAGTCCTTCTTATAAAGGTTCATCTTATGTTTTTTACGTTCTTATACTTTAATAGACATGTTTCTCCTTTTTAACAATCTGTCAAGACGTTCTTTCTCCTTATTAGGAAACACATTAAGTTGCATCACCTCTCCATCCAGATACACTTGTCCGTGATTTTTTAGTCTATCACATTTCAAAACCTGATCGACGCGGGTGAGATTCACACGAACCATCCTTGCATTCCCAACCTTACTGTGATGAACTGCGAGAAGCGCTGCGTCCCTCTTTGTCTCCTTGGGGATGGTGTCCCTTTCGTGAGATATGACCACGTGCGCTCCGGGACCACCATCCACATGTAACCACCACTCATTTGGGTAACTTGACATGGTCAAATCGTCATTTTCTTTGGCATTTTCACCCACCCGGATTTTAATACCATCTGGCGACGTGTATGACTTCATGCATGTCAAACAACTTAAATCTTTATCGTGGTTTTTCAGTTTAAAAAGTAAAGTTATATACATTATATGCACGCGGTGTTAAATCAAAGTCCATCTCTTATTCATAAATACAGGGTGATCCTCCCCAATAAGAAATGTATTGATTTTGGATCTGTGAGTGTTGAAGATTATACAACTCATCAGGACCCGCGTCTCATGCGCGCACATCTCATTGGAAAAGGTGCGAATATTTCCAGTGAATTGCGTGAAGAAGTGGATTGTGTCAAAATCCATAGGGGTATGCTCCTCGTAGACGAAAGTTCGGAGGAGGATTGGGGTGATTGGTTCTCTCAGGAATACTGGGATAGATGGATTTTATGGTCGTGTCCAACCGTGCATCAAGCCAAGTTGTGGTTGACTATGCGTCACGATATTCGTTTCTTACCGACTGTAGATGATTTTTATTATATGGGTTAAAGAACTTCTATTTTATAAACACGACAACAATATTTACTTCCTTTATTAGAATTAAGTGACAACATTGTGAATTTATTATCTGAATAATCGTTCACAATTTTGCGCATCGCACCCAAATGCATGTCGGAATTATTCATATATCTATGACTTATCATACTTCCGCCATGATAAGCATTCTCGTTGGCTGTAATTTTCCAAATACGAGAACATTTCTCCGTTGTATGAAGTTTGGGAAAAAACTCGTCTTCACAAAAGTCCAATTCAGTTTCGATGAAATCGTAACTAATTCTTACCAAGTCTCCCTCATTGACCTCAATGGGAATTTTTTTACCCCCAATTGCCTCTACAAATTCCTTGTACTCTCCATCTTGGATTTTATACTTATCTAATATCTTATCCAACAGGGTCAGTAAATGGTGACGATCCATATTTGTAGTTGTTTTATTAAAAATTAGAGCTAACTTAGGCACCGGTGGAACCAAAACCACCAGCACCCCTATCCGTCTCATCGAGGACGCCAATCTCTTGAACATCGGGTGTCTCACATTTCTCAAGAATCAATTGTGCGATGCGCTCACCCTTCTTTACCTCAAAGTCTCTGTCTCCGTGATTGAATAGAACGACCTTGACTTCGCCGGTGTAATCAGGGTCAATAACACCCGCACCAACTTGAATACCATGCTTCACGGCGAGTCCTGATCGTGGAGCAACCCGACCATACACACCGTTTGGCATAAGAATGGCTACGCTTGTCCCGACCAAAGTGCGATGAGTGGGGGGGATAATAACTTGATCAGTGCTGTAAAGATCGTATCCAACAGAAGCATTAGAACCACGAGTTGGAAGAATAGCATCTTTGGTAAGTCTCTTAACGCAAAGACTCATTTCTACTTTACTTGAGTTTGTAATCTTTATAAAGGTTTGATGCCACATATGAATAATGAATAATGTTTGGAAAGTCCACAACTTTATCGTCAAAGCAAATGCCCCCAAAACAGACTATGAAAAACTCAAAACCAAAATTCGCCGAACAACTTTGGGATACGGTACAGCGCTTTCATCT